ACACAGAGAGCAACACAGACAGACCGTTGCTCAACTCGACAGTGCGCTGCTCGACGAACTCACCAGCGATCATTCCAACCGGCAGACCGCTCGCAACCGCGATAGCGTCCTGACCGCAGACGAAACCAGCGGTGTTAGCAACGGCTCCGGTCCAATCATTCTGCTCCAAGATGTTCGCGAATCCGAAATATCCGTTGTTCAGCGGACCATAGCGCGAATCAGGGAACGGATTGGTTCCAGCGGCAGCAGTCAACTGACCGGAGAACATCAAACGAGCCATGTGGCTACCATCCAACAGCAACAGCTTCTGTCGGTAGTTCTTAGCCAGAGCCAAGATCGCGGGGAGATCGCTGGTGTCGAAGTTGGCAGCAGTACCGATGGTGGTCGCAGTACCATAATTACCAGCAGTCATCACAGCGGTAATCTTCTTGCTAATAGCAAGAGCGAAGATCTCAGCGGAACCCTGAGCAAGATCCGACAGAGCGAAACCCTGATTCAACTCCTGCTGAGTGACAGTGAAGGTCTTGGTGATCTGATTAACAGTCACCGAGGTCGCAGCGAGCGTAGACTCGTTATTGGAGTTGTTCTCGAAGTCGGTCAGGTTGTCCTGAGCGTCATCACCGCCAGTGAATTTCTTGACCTGCACAGTAGCGCGGGGACGCAAGTTATCCAGACCAACGTTGCGCGTAAAGTTGGCAACCATAGCCAGCTTCGTAGTTGCAACAGTGATAACGGAGTCAGCGAGATAATCGACAACCAAACCAGCAGCGAAAGTGTTCGCGTTCTGGGGAGCGATCAAGCGGGACTGACGCAACAGTTCGCTGTGGTTCTGAATCAAGAAACCCTTACGCTCCGCACCAGCGCGGAGAGACTTGTGCTTCTCCAGCAGCGGGTTTCCGAGGTTCTCAATAACGGGACGCACCGGCTCAGGAGCAGGAGCGGCGGTGGGAGACTTCATGGAAGCCTCAAGAGCGGAGAGCTTAGCCATGATGGACGCGAGATCAACGGAAGCGGCAGGAGCAGCCGCAGCCGTCACAGTAGTGCTATCGGACATATTTGTGTCGGGTTGTTGTGTTGGTTGCGGCAAAGAAACTTTGCCATTTTCGCTGACGGCGTTATTGCCATCCGCAGAAACTTTGTCGTCTGGAGAATCATCTTCCTCCATTTCATCACGCTCCAGTTGAGCGTACAGAGCGCGGAACCAATCGCGTCCAGCAGCACCTCCCCAGAGGTTAGCTGCTACGTCCGCAGGAGTGTTGGGTTCAGCCTCAAGAAAACGTTCATTGCGTCCCCACCAAGCGTTGGCTTTGCGGATCTTGTCTTCGGTGGGGATCTCATCAGCAACGAGGGATTCAGCCTCAGTCACAGTCTGTTTCTCAAGACCTTCGCCAGCAAGACCTTCAGCGTATTGCTCAAGACCTCGACGGAGGTTGTTCTTGACCGTCTCAGGAGCGGTCTTCGTAACGGCTCGCGGATGCCATTTAGCAGCCATCGCAAGCTGTTTGATCGGCTTGTCAACTAAGCCAAACTGAATCGCTTCAGCGGTTGTAAACCAAGTCTCCGCCTTCATCGCAGCGCGGATGGATTCGGTAGAGCGTCCGGTCTTCTTGGCGTAGACTCCAACCAAAACTTCAGCGTGTTGATCCAGAGCGTCAGCCATTTTCCGCATATCCTCCGAAGTACCAGAAGCCATTCCAGATGGATCGTGGATCATCATTAGAGCGGCATCAGCCATCTCTACACGATCACCAGCAAGAGCAATGATCGAAGCAATAGAAGCCGCAATACCAACCACTCGGGTAGTTACCGGAGCTTTGCGACCGCGCAACTGGTTGTAGATGCTCAGACCATCCCAGACATTGCCACCGGGAGAGTTGATCTCTACAAGCAGCGGACCATTGCCAACTTCAGCAAGAACGTCAGAGAATTGCTTGCCAGATAGACCATTACCACCAAACCAGTCTTCACCAATCTGGTCAAATATCTGAATGGTCGCAGTCTCACCAGCGGAAGCCGCAGGAGCGAAATAAAGCCAATCTGATTTCTTGGTGAAGCTCATTCTGTTTTCTTGGCTCGCGGCTTACGTTGCTTTTTGACTGAAGCGGTCACTTCGGTTTGTTCTACAACAAGCGGTTGTGATCCACCTTCTGACGGAGCAACTGGAGACGGATCGTTAGACTGAACGTCTTGTGTGTCAATAGCAGTTGCAGCACTAGCCGCTGGACGTTCTTTCTGAATCACCGAAATCTCAGAGACATCAACCCCATATTTGTCAGCGAGTTGACGCACAAACAAAGCTTGCTGTGCTTTTGCTTCTAAAGCAGAACGCCAATCAAGTCCACGCGCACCGTAGACTTCATCGTAAGTCAGAATACCAGCCTCCAACTCAGCCAACTGAGCAGCGGAATTACGGCCAACATCAACGTTTGGAGAGCGAGGAGCGGTAATCGCTACTTCATACCAATCAGACGGAGCATCATTGAGAGCGGGATCGCTCTTGATAGCGTACTCCATTACATATTCATAAATACGTCGAGCCGCCGAAGACATCACTTGATGCCGAGACTTAAACCACACAGCAGACATATCTAGCGCACCGCGATAGACAGTTCCCTGCATGGACTCGGGATAAACAAGAACGTAAGGAATACCAACGCCAGCACAGACCTTTTCTGTCAGTTGACGCCAGTACTCGCGCATATTCACACCGGGACGTTCCGTTGCGAACTGTTCAAATGAATCACCGTTCTTGAGTACTTTAACAGACGATCCAAAGACCTGCTCGTAATAGTTCTCCGCAGTGTTCTGAGTGGTTTGCGAGATTCCACCAGACCGGAGGCTGGATGCTTGGACCTCACCGCTTACCGTCTTGACGATCTGAGCGACGGAAGCACCGAGTTTGCAAGCTTCCATCTCAAGCTTCTGCAAGTCGTCGAGATCGTGAAGATCATTGATAACCGCGCTAACAAACGGAAGACCTCTAAGCTGACCGGGACGATTCGGCTCGTAAATGTGAACCACCGAGTCAGAACCAATTGAACGAACGTCAGTCAGATTACCCTGCGTCTTCTCGGAACCGATAAAATAGGCAACAGCGCGACCAGTGCGTGGGTCAAATCGGATACCGTCAAACACGGTTAAATCGGACTCCATACCGACAGGAGTCGCAATCGACTGAGCTTCGATAAGCTGCAATCTCGGCTTCCCGCTCTCACCTTTGGTCAAAAGGATAAAGCTTTCACCGTCGAAGAACCAACCGCGAGCCGCTTGGCTCATCAGCGTTGCAAAAGACTGACGCGAACCGATATCGGGATAACGGCTCCAAACATCGAACCACTTCTTGGCTTTGAGATTCCAAGCAGGATCGCTGGAAGCCGGTTGAACCGAAAAGCTAGAACCAACGGTGTAGCTCTCAAACAAGTCGCCCAATCTATTCAGAACAGCGTTGTTCTGCTCAAAGAAACGGGATTTACGGACAATCGCTTGTCGGGTTGAACTCGTTACATCAAAGCGAGCCGAAGTGTAGGACGTATCAAGATACGAACGACGCAACGACTGACCGGCTCCCTCGTACTTATTAACTGGAGCGGGAAACAACTTATTCGCAATGGTTTGAAGGATTCCCATTAGCTCATTCGGGTTGTGGCTTCACGACGGAACTGTGTGAAATCACCGTAATAACGAGTAACCGTTACCAGAATGGTTCCAAGCATCTTGTTGTAAATCTGGAGGTCTGACGGATTAGCGATTCCGTCTCCAGCCAATAGTGTCACGGCAAGATCGTAGTCTGACAGCAGTGATTCCCACATTTCCAACATTTCACCAGCGGAAGCGGAACCTTTACCGGGTTCAGCGAACTCAACGGAAACGTCAGAACTAGAAGTTGAGCGAACAACTTGACCGGACTCTATAGCGTTTGCGGCAACCGTTAGTTTTGCCGTCAAAGCTTCCAGCAAGCTCAAAGCAGCTTTGCTTGCGTAGGTAGTACGCAAATAACTCCGCTTCGTTGCTACGGTGTAGGTCAACACTTGCGCGGACTATTCACAGACCAACTGTGAAGTCAACTACTAGAATTGTCAGAACTAGTAGATGCGAGATCGTTCCACAACATCACCATCGCCAATTGCATCAATTCACAGTCGTGCAAATGATCCGGCCAGCGAGTGTTTCGCTTGAACCACAAGTGTTTGATTCGTCCCGCTCTGTTAGCCGTTGGCTTGAGAACGTGAGAATCCAAATGCTTCCAGTATGTATCGGAATCGCTCGCAAATGCCCCCTCAGACTCAAGCGGTGCAGGGAGACTGCAAACGGTCCATTGATGATTCTCGGACCCTTTACGAAGCCGCTGAAGCACTTCCCGCATATGCTCAGTGTCAAATACCAGAAGAGGCTGGACCGCATCAGTCCGCATTGATGTTGAAGTCGTAATGCCGAAGGGATGGATTGCGCCAGTCTTACTGGTGAATCGCGCTCCGGTTTCTCGGCCTTTCATTGGCATCCAACCAATAAGCATTGGCTTTCTCAGCCCTCCTTCTGGCGGATATCGGAGACCGCAGGGATATGTGATGGGATTGACGCTGCTTTGTGAAAACTCAGCACAAGCATCATAAACGGCTTGTGTGTTGAAACCGGAGTCAATCCCAACGTCCATGTCATGCACGTTGTATTGAAGTTGGACCCGTCGAAGTGCAGCAAAGTCGTCAGCATGACCAGCAGCGACGAGACGCGAATTCCCTTTGCTCCACTCTCGGCAAACCCACCAGACAAACGGAGCGGCGGCTTGTACGTCAGCCGTTAGGTAGCGTCTGGCTTCGGGGAGTCCAGCATCAGACACGATCTCAACTCGCTCTTGTTGAGACTCTTGGTTTTCCCACGGTTCCGCGAGCATGCCATTGATGAATCCCTGCAACCCCATCATCGAAGCTTTGGCTTCCAAGAACGAGACGGCCAAGTGTCCCCAAGTGCATTTGCGATCCGGTGAATAGAGGCTCGACAAATGGTAAGACCTAACGCTTGGAAGGCTGGCTTGATTCTCTGGAATCCATTTCCCGTGTCTCAACGCTGCAACTTTGTGGGAATCCGAAATCTTACCCTGACAGAGTTGGCAAACGTAATGTGCTGACGACCGGATGCGCTGCCAGTCCGGTTTCCCGTCTTCGGTCTTAGCATTGTCCCAAGTGACTTGCTTCCACTCCAACTTGATGTACTCGGAGCAATGCGGACATGGAATGTAATACCGTCGCTGGTCCCCTCTAAGGTAACGCTGCCAGATTCTACCCTCTGAGGTTGTCGGAGTGCTGGTGAAGAACGCTTTGGAGCTTGAGAATGCTTTAAGACGCTGCTCTGCAAGGTCCAGAGCATCAGCTTCTTTAGCTGTGGCTTCGGCAAACTTGTCCACCTCATCTGCGACCAAGATTCGCACCGGACGTGACGCTAGATTTGCTGGTGAATTGGAACCGACAAAGGTCAAAGTACAGCGATCAAATTGCTGCTCCAGATTAGTCATCTGGTCTTGATCCGTTGGGAATCGTGCAACCAATGCGGGACAGTCTTCCAGCAATGGCATCCAGCGCGATTTGCTGAATGAGCGAGCCAGATTCTCACTCGGCATCAACCACAGCGCGGGACTCGGTTCTGTGTCGATAGCCCATGCAAGACCAGCCATCAGAGTGGTTGTCTTGCTGGTCTGGGAACCCCAACAGAGCGTGACCTCAGAGACTGACGGATCTTTCCAGCACTCAAGCGGTTCTCTGCAATATGGTCTGACAGCCGTGGAGAATGGACCGGGATGTTCAGTCTGCCGTTGTGTCAACGTGAGGTTTGACTCGCTCCACTCCACCACAGTCTGCCGTGGAGACGGACGGTAGATCTGACGACGGAACTCTAAGATTTCGCGCTGTAAATCAAGCATCAGAACAACTCCGTATTCAATTCTTCGATCCGGTGCTTTCGAGCTTCACTCATATTCAAGAACGCCATTCGCTCGTTGACCCCATCCATCAGCTTGTCTCGCAACTGCACGTTGCAACCCCACGTTGCGTTCTCGTTGAAGATTTCAACCATCAGCACCAGACCGTCTGGTTCCAAGTGCAGAACTCCCCAAAATGGCAACTTAGTGTGCTTCGTAATTTCAAGAGCGGCTTGAAGCTTACTCCATGAAATCATCCATTGATTGCCGTAGGTTGACTCCAGCTTTGCCAGTCCGTAAGCCCGAGATTTCACCTCATAACTTCCGGTAATTACGCCAGAGTTTTGGTTCCAAATAAACCCATCAATGCGTGACGGCTTATCGTCTGCGATTGGCAAAAACCGGAGAACCGTGTCGCGTTCAATGGCTTTGAGCGCGATCTTGTTCTGACGGAGTGCTTCTAGCCCTCTTGGCTTCTGGCAGTTCAGGATTTCCATGGGTCAGTCTGGTGTAAGGTTTTCAAGCAAACGTCTTGGACCCAACGCTCTAGCTCACGTTCGGCGTGTTCTGGGTCATGGGGAGCAATGCGACCGGCAAGCTGCTTAGGCATCGACTTCAGCAACTGAGCCACAGCCCCATCATGGTCCAGCATCGTCTTTTTGACCCAATCGCCAGAGACTAGTTTGCGCTCACGCTCTGCGAGATCCAGAACGTCTTGTTTTGAGTTAATGAGGTTCTTGGCTGCGGTTGAATGAACCGAAACCATGCGGCCAGCATCCAGAGATCGCGCTCTGAGAGACTCGACGGCCAATCCATAAGCGGCTCGCTCAATCTCCTTTTGTCGCTCATACGCTCCCTGCGGAGTGTCATTGGCTACCTGTGAGCGGTCCACCTTCTCTTCGGCTTCCGGTGGTCGATAAGGTCCGTCTATCGGCTCTGACCGAATATGGCTCGCTTCGATAGCAGCTTTCCTTCTTTGCGCTCCAGAGCCTCTCCAAGCGTCCGCAGCTTCAGCTGAGTCCAAAGGCATTCCCTTTGAAACCAACTGAGAAACGCGACCTTTGGTTAGACCAGAGTGTTTGACGTACTCGCTTTGTGTCATCGGAGACTTTCGGGAAGATCTTCGGATTTTGCTTTCAGCAGGTCAGCCAACCCTTTGCAGATTGTGCGCTGTTCTGGGTCTTTTGGATTCGGCTGGTAGTAACCCGCAATCTGCTCAGCCGTAGAACGTCCAGCGCGGATCTGAGCGAGATGCCAGCGTAGTGTGTGATGCCCAAAATTAAGCATAACGTATTGTGCAGCGTTTGTCATTAGTGGTGCGTTTATAATACAATAGCGAGTTTGATCGCGGAAGATGATCGG